TTAGCTAAATAGTGCTATAATAGAAAAGTAGGCAAAAATTATACAATGGCAAAACTTTTTGGATTCTCTATTGACGACAGCCAAAATAAGGCTCCCTCTGTGGTATCCCCCGTTCCTCAATCAAATGAGGACGGGGTTGATTATTATATTCAATCAGGATTTTATGGACAATATGTAGATATTGAAGGTGTTTACAGAACTGAATATGATTTAATAAAAAGATATCGAGAAATGGCACTCCATCCAGAAGCAGATGGTGCTATTGAAGATGTTGTTAATGAAGCAATCGTTAGTGACTTATATGATTCACCAGTAGAAATAGAATTATCTAATGTAAATGCTAGTGATAAAGTAAAAGATACTATTAGAAAAGAATTTAGAAGTATCAAAGAAATGATGGACTTTGATAAAAAGTCTCATGAAATCTTTAGAAACTGGTATGTTGATGGAAGATTATATTACATGAAAGTCATTGATACAAAAAAACCTCAAGACGGAATTCAAGAGATCAGATATATTGATCCTATGAAGATGAAGTTTGTTCGTCAAGAGAAAAGAAAAAGTAAGAATTTTGGTGGAGTCGATCTTCAAAATACCTTTAAGGGTAATGAAAAAGATTTATATCCAGAGATTGAAGAGTATTATGTTTATACACCTAAACCAAATTATCCATCAGGACCTATGGCTGGTGGTGCAGCAGGTGGTACTAAATCTTCAATTAAAATTGCAAAAGATTCAATTACTTATGTAACCTCTGGTTTATTTGATAGAAATAAAGGAACTTGTTTATCATATCTTCATAAAGCAATCAAGGCACTTAACCAATTAAGAATGATTGAGGATAGTCTTGTAATTTATAGATTATCAAGAGCACCAGAAAGAAGAATATTCTACATTGATGTTGGTAATCTTCCAAAGGTAAAAGCAGAACAATATCTTCGTGATGTTATGATGCGTTATCGTAACAAGTTAGTATATGATGCTAACACTGGTGAAGTTAGAGATGACAGAAAGTTCATGTCTATGATGGAAGATTTCTGGTTACCACGTAGAGAAGGTGGTAGAGGAACTGAAATCACAACCTTACCTGGTGGACAAAATCTTGGTGAACTTGCTGATATTGAATACTTCCAGAAGAAACTTTATAGAGCACTTAGTGTTCCTGAATCTAGAATCGCTAATGATGGTGGTTTTAATTTAGGACGTTCATCAGAAATTTTGAGAGATGAACTTAAGTTTTCTAAGTTTGTAGGACGTTTAAGAAAACGTTTTGCTAATATGTTTAATGACATGTTACGCACTCAATTAATACTTAAAAATATTATAACACCTGAAGATTGGGAATCACTTAACGATCATATTCAATATGATTTCATTTATGATAATCAGTTTGCTGAATTAAAAGAAAGTGAATTGATGAATGAGAGATTGGGAACTCTTGCAACAATAGAACCTTACATTGGTAAGTATTATTCAAATGAATATGTTCGTAGAAAAGTACTTCGACAATCTGATAGTGAAATGGAAGAGATTGATAAGCAGATTGAGAAGGAAATAAAAGATGGAACTATTCCTGATCCAGATGCTATAGATCCAATTACTGGAGAACCATTACCACCTGGAACTGAGGAAGATGTAATGGCAATGGGTGCTGCTCCAGAAGAAGCAGCAGCCGCTGCAATCACTAATGATCAAGTCAATAAAGATACCAAATTGGCTGAGATATAAATAAAATTATATTACTATATGAATTTTCATGCCCAATATTATAGATTTGATTGCTCAAGATTCTAAAGCATCTGATATTACTCAAGATATAAAAGATACTTTATATACTAAAGCAGCTGAAAAAATAGAAACTCTTCGTAAAGAAGTATCAGATTCTATGTTTGAAACAGAACCATATAACCCTAAGGGTGGAATGGAAACTGAAACTGAAGTAGAACCAGAAGAGGAAAACAATGGCGAATAAAACGACATTATTAGCAGGTGGTGAATTATATGTTGCCGCAGGAGTTGCAGCAAGTACAACTGTAGGAAATGCTACTCTTGTTAGAATTTACAATAGTCATAGTGCTGCAAATGTAATAACTGTTATTGATCCAACTGGAGCAAACGGTTATTCTGGAGTTGGTTCGATGACTGTACATACAAACCATGTCGAGTATATTGAGAAGCAACCTTCATATACAATTCATGGAAGTTCACCATTTAGAGCAGTAAAAGTAGGATTTACAAATTAAGAAAATGAAACTCATTACGGAAGAAGTATCTCAGGTTAAATTTATCGTAGAAGGTAAAGGTACTAAGAAAAAAATGTATATTGAAGGTGTCTTCTTACAAGGAGATATTAAAAATCGTAATGGTAGAATGTATCCAGTAAACACTCTTAGTAAAGAAGTTAGTAGATACAATGAGTCCTTTGTTCAAAAGGGACGTGCACTTGGTGAGTTGGGACATCCAGATGGTCCAACTGTAAACCTTGATAGAGTATCTCATAAAATTGTTTCACTTAGACAAGAAGGAAATAATTTTATTGGTAAGGCAAGACTTCTTGAAACACCAATGGGTAAGATTGCTAAAAATCTTATTGCTGAAGGTGTAACCCTTGGAGTTTCTTCTCGTGGAGTTGGTTCTCTAAAAGAAGATCATACTGGTTGCAAAGTTGTAGGTGAAGATTTCATGTTAGCAACTGCTGCTGATATCGTTGCCGATCCTTCTGCTCCTGATGCTTTTGT